AACACGTGGATGTGCAAGCTTCCCAATGAGGTGCGTTCAAACACCAGCAACAGGGAGAGTTCCCTTGAATAAGGAAGGTGAACCATGAGCTTTTGTACACTCTGCTTCATGCCCGGCCTTCCTCATTCCTTCCAGAATAAACAGCATCTTCCCTGTCCAGAATGCCGTAATCAAAAAACGGGGATCTTTCCTCAAGCTTATTTCTGAGACGGCACAATCGGGAAGTCAGGTCTTGGGCGGTTGGCATAGGCGCTTCTGGCACAGGCTCGCCTGGAACAGACACGTCTGGCACAGGCACACCTACATCACCCCTATCTGCTGCTGCGGCAGCCTCTTGCGGGGGAGTGAAACGATCATCTTCATCGGGGAGGATCGCCAGATGTGCTTGCTTTCCCCAGATAAACTCGGTACCGGGGCGGCGCGTCAGGCCACCTGACGGCAAGATCATCCAATTGATGATTTTCTTCGCCCCATTTTGGTACAAGGGCAAGTCTGCACGCCCCTCAATGGTGGGCGTTAGCTCTCCCGCCGCAAAGGACGACTTCATCCCATAAACCCAATTGGGGGATTCGGTACCCATGCTGTTTATTTCCTTTTGTTTGAGGCATCCTTAAAAAGACCGATAAGCATTCTGGATGAATCCTTCCAGGCGTACCTGCCGCTTGCACTCTTCCAGCTTTTTCATGTACTGGAGGCGCAATCCGTCCGCAAAGGCCGCATCTGACTGAAGCGAATAGGCCACGTTCGCTGCAAGACTGAAGCTGGCAAGCGTCGCATAGGAATCTGGCACGAGGCTTTCATTCTTGCTGGCGTCCAATAAATCAATTGGAAAGTAAGAGACCCGCGCTTCTTTTCCCCGTTTACCCATGATCTCAGATAGCATGACGCTGGACTGGTAAAAACAGGCGTCAACCTTGCCACCTTTGACCCACAGGTGGTTTCTGGCGTCAATGTACCATTCCCGCTCTTGGGACGGCGCGATGACAAGGACTCGCTGGCAGTCATTGATGGGGCTTTGGCGTTCCCAAGGCACCCCATCCTCCCGCAGTTTGACCTTTTCAAATTCCAGCGGGTTATGAGGAACATAGCCTCTGAATTCCGCAATGGAAAAAGGCCATGGGCAAGCGATATACGCTTCTTCCATGGCGGATTCAATAAACGTATGGGAAAGCTTCTCGGCGCGGGTCGCCGTCGATGCCCTGGATACGCCCATCTCAACGCCTAAGAGGGCGCACGCCTTGTGGATGATATCAAGCGCAATATCGCTGGCCATGGCTTCCCCCTGGGTTGCTGGTGAGTTTAGGTAAACAGGTTACGAACCGCCCCGTTACAGGCGTTCGCGTCCGCTCCGTTAGCCGCCAGGAGCGGCAATCCCGCATGGTCTGCCGCCACATAAGGTGTGGCGCACTTGATGCACACCACGCCTTTGTCCTCCATGCGCACTGCGCCTACGGAATCGGATACATAAATGCTGTGGGCATAATGGTTCAGGGGCAATTCATCGATGCGCGTAATGAATGCCCCCTTGACCCGCCCAAAGGTTATGGCGGATTCTGCAAATGCATAACAGTCACGGAAAACGTAAGGCGGGGCCAGGTTCGCCAAACCCCCAGCAGCAAGGCCAATGCGGGCAGGTAGCATATCCGTCAGGATAAACGTAAAGCCCATAAATGCATTGATGTCCCCCGATACGAGAGCGCGAACCGTGTTAAAATCAATGCTGGTGACAGAAGTATCGGCCAGCAGGTCTGTGATTTGTTCAACCGTACACAAAAAATAAAACTTTTCCCCCTGGGATGGGTAAGCCCGCTTCAACCGCTGCCGCGCCGCCATGAGCTTTTTAAGGGTGAGTTTAGACGCGGCGCGGTTCGTACTTTGCGTCGCTGGGTCGGCCCCCATGATTACCGATGTGACTGGCTCATTCACTTCGTCGATGGGGTCGCCATTTGCAGCGGCTGCCCCAATGTCTAAGGTTGCGCCCAGGTGGATAATGTTGCTAGCCGTCAAAAAGGGGAATTCCAGGTCAAGGCCGTTTTGTGCCGCATTGACCTTTTTGCCGGGAACCGTCCGACCAAAGGCCGCGATGATCTTCCTATCCCAATCCCGCCCCATGGCGTTAGCCGCAAGCTTGACATACTTGCTCTTCGGGTCAATCAGCATATTGAGGTTGTCCCCTCGGTCAAGGCACGCATTCCAGTAAATCATCTGGGCATTCAACTGGCGGCGTTCCAGGGAGACTTGCCGGATTTGTACCTGGTCAGCGATGTTGTAACCCGCATTGTCCGCCCCGAACGCGACAGCGTTGCCCGCCGCATTCACATGAGGCCGCTGCAAGGCTTCGGCTGTACCAAGCGTCGTAAAATGCTCGACTTCATGCTCCATCAATTCATTTTGGACGAGCTTGTGCAAAATAGACCCTTCCTGCTGAAGGGACATCTTTAAATTAGCGTTGAATTGTTCCCGGATGGCGGGAAGTTGTTGAATAGACATAAGGATAGCTCCTGTAAAAACATGAAAAATAGCTCAAAGACACTTGTGTCACATAAATCTTCGAGACTTCTTCCATGTCTTTCCAGGTGAGTTATCCGTTTAGGCACTGTGTCTTGAAACACATGCCATGGGCTACAGGAAAAGATTATATATCCGATGTCTGTTGGTCAGGGGTTGACCCCCTGCAAACGACTTCGTGGAGCTTGTTCATCCGCTTGATGGCCTCACGGCGCTTCTCCACATCGTTTCCCCTATAGTTTACCTGAAAACCCTCGTCTGCTTCAAGTCTTTTGATCTCGTCCAGGGCAGCTTGCCGGGCGGTAGATAAGGGGGGCGAATCTCCCGTCACCAGGTGGTCAGAGGCAAGTTTTTCGCCAACGCTGCTTAAAAACTGCACCAGGGCAGGGTGATAGTTGGTATGCTCTACCAGCGCTGCCACCTCTTTACCACCGCCAAACTGCCCTAAAGCCGCCTTGATATGATTAATCTTCACATCCATCTGGTCACCAAACGTCTTGCCTAAAACGGCCAGGTTCTCCGCCCGCGCTGTTTCCTCCCGTGTTCTGGCTTCGGCTTCCATCTGGGCGGAGAGATCAGCCATGTGGGTCAGCATTTTTTCTCCCTGCTTGCGGGTAAGGCCACTGGCATGGAGGATGTCTTCATAGCGGGCAAGGGTCGCTTCTTCATCTTCGCCGACGGTCAAATGATCAGGGCGATACCGCTTGTCATCTGGCCGCCCCAGCTTCTTGTAAAAAACATCCCATTCTGCTTCGGGCGCATCCTCTTTCGGGATGGCAACCCGGCTGCTGAAGGTTTTCTCTCCTTCCAGGTAAGACTTGGCAAGGCTTTCCACATCCTTGAACTTGGCCAGCGACGGTGCATTTTTTAACCCATCCGGCAGGGCATCCCGCCAATTGGGGAAGCTTGTATCGATGACGTTCGTGTCAGTGACACTTGTGTCGGCGGCACCCGTGTCCGAGACGTTGTTGTCCAGGGTATCTACCGCTGAAGACTCAGAGGTCTCTTTTGCCTCGGCAATTGTTGATTCAATCGCAGACACGTGTGTCAAATCCAAATTGGGTTGTTCTGTCATCAGGGTTTCCTCCTCTGGTGTTGATCGGGTTTGGGTTCAGGAGCCGGATAATTTCAAGGGCAAGGGCGCGTTTCCCTTCGTTAAAGGCCGTGCTAAACGGCGTTTCCCCTGTAAAGCTGACCGTGTGTAAAAGTCCCCGCTGGGCAATGTCCGCCAGGACAACCTTGCCTTGGTCGGATAAAAAGACATCCCGATAGACTTTGCCCATCCTTTCCAGGTCGTAAGCTTCCCTACGGGCATCGTTGCGAGGATGGCGCAGGTGGGGATACATCAGTTTGTCAAAATCCAGGGTCATCGTGCGCCTCCCTGGGCTTGTATGCCTTGCCCCCGCGTAGGCGGGGGTTGCATTTCTTGGATTTGCATCGCCCGTTTCTGCTGCACCTGAATTTTTTCTTCTTCTGTGTTCATGATTCCTTCAGGCACCCCCTTGAGATCAACAAACAGCCGTAACACCCTGTCCCAATTCAGATTGTCATAAATCTCAGGGTAGATGTTCGGGATGCCGGAGCGTTGCAGGAAGCCCAAGACCGCTTCCGTGCTATTGTAAGCTGCGGATTTCTGCGCTCTCGAAAGCGGGGAAAGATACTGGATGTCAATATCTGGCAATTTGCCCTGTTGTCCCTTTATTCCCTGGATGCGGCCATATTTACCTAAGATATGGTAGACCGCCAGGATGAGAGGGTTTAAAAACTCTGTTTCAATCCGTCCCACAATAGCCCCCATCAAGCGCATTTGCTCTTCCGAGCGCATCTGAACTTCCGCTGCCGTCATCTCTTTCGATTCCTTGCCCATGCGAAAGATATCCATATAAAATGCCTTCATGATTGCATCCCGGCATTGGGCCATCTCTTCAAAAGAGATTTCCACATTTTCCATCGGTGAGACGTTCCTGATAGGGTCGGCAATGCCATTGCGGTAAAAGTTGATTGACCCTGGCGTAATGGAAAGGGGCAAGTGGTACCCGTTCTCCGGCACCAGCAAAGGCGGGTTCAAGGCTTTTTGCATGATCTTGATATGGTCCTGGCGCAAAGTATTGAGCAGCTTGATATCCGGCATCACATGCCCCCCAGGGGCAGAGCCATACCCGTCCGAGCCTTGCACCATCCAACGTGTTACCAGATAGGGGAAATAATCATACCCCCCTTCTGCAATCAGCCTCGAATTCCCAAAATCGATATACGCCGATTCATAAGGGAAGCCTTTCTTTGTATCCGCTTTATGGACAATGTGGAGGATTTCGACAGTTTCATCCTGCTTGTTTTCCAGGGTCATTTTTTGAAACACCGCATCATCCGGCCATTTATCTGCCGCATTTCGGGCAGACAGCGAAAAGAACCGATGCAGGGATTCCACCCGTCCAAACTGGTTCTGCTCAACAAAGCATTCGTTCAGGTCAAGGGAACGGAAAAACATCAGGTTGGGAAGTTCTGAGGCTTCTTCTATATAAAACACGCCTGTCCCACGTCCTGTGAGGTTCAGGAAAAACTCGTGAACCTGATTGTAAAAATTGCTCACAGGGTCAGAAAAGACGGTGTTAATCTCTGCTTCTGTTTCATCCCGCCAAAGTTTGAGGTCAGAATCATCAATGGAAGAATTTTGACGGGTACCAATGGTACTTGTAGCAATAGCATTGCCAGTACGGGCAGAATCTTTGCGGGTTACAGCCAGATTAAACCAGGGATAAGACCGATTGACGAGCAGCATTTGAAGACCGGACGCCAGTTGCTCACGGCACCAGATCGCCGTTGAGTCAAAAATCATCTTTGTGGCTTTGAGGGCGTTTTGTGGGCAGACAAAGCGGTCAATATCCGCCCATACCCCTTCCCATGGTTGCCGCTTGCGTTTCAGGGTCTCAAAATGCTCCGTTAGCTTTTTAATCCGGTTAGCGTCCATAGGCTAATCCTCCTGAACGGGGCAGGGGCAATGCGTTTAAGCTTCCCCTTCTTGCTTTCCCCTTCTTGTTTTCATTGGCCTTTGATCTTAAGAGGGTGCCAAACGTTTGCATTAACTGCGGGTTTAACAGGGAGCGGTTCGGAGATCTCGCCGTATTGCCTGGCAAAATCCCTAGGTTCGCAATATCCTCCGAAGACCGGATCTTGCCCAATGCTTCGCTAAGGTGGGGGAGTTCCGCCAGGGTGGGGAGGGTCGGCATCTCAAAATGTTTGATGGATTGCGCCAGCCCGCCAAATTCCGGCATTTTGATTTTGGTGTCAAACACGCGGGATTTAAAATCAACGCGATTCAAGGGGGTCTTGTTCCAGTCAGGAATGCCCCCCGCCCTGTAATCCTCGGTTGAAAACTCTTCATCCACCCCAAATCGTTGCAGGTTCTTCTGGATGTCATTCTTCACGCTGTTTAATGTCCCAAACACGCTGAGTCCTGCCGCCAGCCCTTTCAGGCCGCTTCCCAGCCCCAGAGCTGAACCCGCCCCCAGCGTTGCCAACCCTGCCAGTCCCCCTTTAATCAGGGCAGACCGCCCCGCCCTTTCCTGATAGCGTTGCGCGTGGGATTGAACGTCCTGTTGCAAGGCATTCAGGCGGCTGACAAGCTGGTTTTGCCAGGCGTTCGTTCCTGCCAGTTCTTTTTGCAGGGCTTCCGCTTCCCCCTTTTTGGCGACATAGTTCTGTTCAAGGCTGGCGACTTTTTCCTGAAAATCCTTCAGACCTTGCGTTTGCGCCTGAAACGCTTCCTGGTCTTCCGCAAACTTTTTGAGTTCGGGTTCAAGGATATTCTGATAGGTATTGATATACTGTTTCTTACGCTCAAGTTTCTCCTGTCCGCGCCGGATATCTCGTCCCTCCGCTTCGAGGTCAGCATAGCCTTTTTGGAGGCTATTGAGTTCCAGGGCAATTTTCCGGTGGGCTTCTGATAATCCGGCATGTCTGGACTTAACCATGCTTTCTGTTTGTTTGTGTAATGGTTCCAACGCCTTTACCAGCTTCTGATGCCGCATAAAGAGTTCAGGGGATGTTTCCCTGGAAAGCCCTTTGAGCCTTTCTTTGCTCGCTTCGGCTTCTCGGAACTTATTCTGGTACTGCTCAACGAGGGTCTGAATTTCTGCGCCATCGAGATTCCTGGATTCTTCCGCAAGGTCTTTCAATTTTTGCTCTAATGGGGCTGCCCTTTCCGTCAGCCTTGTGCTTCGCTCCTCAAGCTGGCTTTTGTGGGCCAGAAGTTCATTGCCCCTGGCCTCTATCTCGCCCACGGTTTTGGTATAGTGCTGGCCGAGGCTTTTTAAGTGGCTCTCCTCAGATTCAAGCCGTCTCAGCTTGGCTTTATAGTCTCGGTGGAGGGATTGTTGCTGTCTGTCCAGGCCGGAAAGGTCGTCCAGCATCTCTTGCAGCCGTTTTTGTTGCGCTGTGCTTTGAGCATTCGCCCGCGCAAGGTTCTGCTTCTGCTGCTCAAACTGTTCCATCGCTCCCCGTGCTTTTTGGCGGGAGGCGCGTTCGCCTGTAATCCGTTCAATAAAACGGGCAGGAGCGCGTAAAAACCCGAAGAATCCCATGTTTTTTCCTTCACCTAACGATTCAGGTTATGAGGCAAATGCTAGCGCAATCGAGAACCGGAACGGAGCGTACATAAGGTACGTGAGTACCGGAAGCGCAGATGAAGCGACGCAGTTGTCCATAAGCTGAATCGTTACCTTAAAATTCTAAAACGTCATATTCCGAAACCGTTTTCCTTGACTTTAAAGACCTGAACCCTTCGGCAATCTTCTCCCGCATCGTGCCGCTCTTCGCATCCATCGCCATATAGCAAAACGCTTCCGCAATATCTGTGGCGCGTGTGGAACTGGAATGGGTCGTCCGTTTCGAGGCGTCAAACTCATAAAGACCCTGGATACCCGCATGGCATTTGTGGGCGTCGATGCGGCAATGTCCTAAAAACTCCCGCGTCTTGCCGATCATTTCTTCCCGCTGGTATCGCAAGCCTAAATGGAAAGGGTCAAAAGCCAGCTTTTGGGCAATCTCGTTGCATTGGCTCAAGCGCGTGTCCAGCATCGGCACCTGGCGGCGTCCCATATCGTGCGGCAGCACGTTCTTGCCATACCCGTAAGGGCGCAAGCGCAAATGGTTCAGGTAAAATTCTATGTCTTTGCCGCGGTTCGCGAAGAAATCAATGACGTTCACCGATTCTGCTGTTTCCTGGACAAACCAGACTGCCGTATAATCCACGATCCCCACGTCCCAATAGGTGTTGACCTTGTAGGCAGGATTGTAGGGAACATCGGCAATGCGGCCTTCCATTTCTGCCTGGCGAAGCGCACTTCCAAAAGTACTGCCTTCCTGGATGCCCGTATATTTATAAGCTTCAAAGTCACAATAAAACTCCCGCCGGATTTGGGCTTCTGTCATCCCTTCTGCCCGCAAATCTTCCAGTTGGTCAAGGCGGACAAGGGACTTACTTTCATGGTCTGCCGTGTCCTCAATGGTGAGGCATTCAACAAAATACCCTGGTCTGCCCAGGCTCTTGCGGTAAATGTCCTCCCCATGGGGTTTCTTGGGGTCATCGGAAGGCGTGTACAGAAAGAGGAGCCACCCGTTTGACCGCGCCATCATGGGCTGAATTACCGCCAGGAACGCCTTTGGGTTCTGGAAGGAATATTCCGAGAGGACTGCCCCCTTGATGCCCGCGCCCCGCAATCTTGACGGTGCGCTGGCTCCCACAAACTGGATGAGGGAGCCGTTTTTAAACTCAATGCGTAAATTCGAGGAACTTTGAGAAACCACCAGCCCTTCCGGAATGTAAGACAGGTAAGGCCGCCCCTCTAAAGTCATCCCGTCCCAAATAGTAGTTTTGGCTTGTTCCTCCGTGGGGAAGACATACCAGTACACCCCAGGGTCAGAAAGGGCAGCTGCCGTAATCCAGTTGATTCCCACGATATCCTTGCCCGCCCGTCGGTGCCATACGGCAATTGCCCGCTTCCCCCCACCTTCCAGGTAGTTCCACAACGGTACCTGGTACGGGTAGGGACGCCAGTTCACCGGAAACTGAAGAGAGTTGTTGGTAGGCATGCGGGCTTCAACGGAAAGAGGATAGATGTATGGTATTATAATACCACGCACAGAGAACTTTCGCTAGACATACATTGAGGGGGAATTGGTGTCCGTTCAGAATCCGCCCTTGAATAAAAATGGCGGGTTCTCTATATAATAAACTCACATGGCATCCACACCGAGCTTAACTCAGAAATATCCCTGAAATAGCCGACGCTTATTCTTAAGATGATCAACAAATAATGGAGATTAGTATGGTTACACAACTACAAGTAGCAGTAGAAGAAAATCTTTCAGCAAGTAAGTATGGCAATATTATATTTGAGTATTTTTTAAGATTAATGCCAAACGAACCTATAGACCTTATAAGAAACATAATAGTGCGTGTTGAAACCCCTTACATTTTATCTTTAGATAACATCTCTCCCCGAAAACTGTGCGAAGCAATTGTGGGTGAATTACTTTCAAATAGAGATCTATATCAAAATATGACTCCGAAGGAAAAAAAATTCCTTTTGTGTGCCTTTGACAAGTTAGAAAAATCGCGTCCACGTACTACTTCTTGTACCCATGTAGGAATTTCACCTTTTGCTACATGACATAGCTCGTCCCCTGTTAAGGAGTAATTTCCTTTGTCTGTTCTATATAAAACGGATCCAAGAAGAGGCGAAATAACCTGACCAGCGTGCTTGACGGGAAAAAATGCGCTAGGTTCAGGGACGGGGGGACTGAATAACGTCGATTGGAAGGTTCGTAAACTCCTTTACATCTTCAATACTTATGCCCTTAGCCAACATCTTGCGGGCCATGTCCTTCTTCTCTTCAAGGTTTTTTTCTTCGCTCTTTTTTCTTTCTTCTTCCAGCTTTTCTTCGCTCTTTTTTCTTTCTTCTTCCAGCTTTTCTTCGCTCTTTTTTCTTTCTTCTTCTCTGCCTTTTTCCACGCCCCGCACTTCAGCGGCCTGGAGTTCATCACGGTCACTGTAAATTTGTTTCAGGTAATAGCTATAACTGTCCCTTTCTGCGGGCGTCATCTTTAAGATACTGAGCTTGTCAGCGACCCTTTGCATATATGGGGAATGGAACGTCTCAGGGATATGGTCGTATTTCATGACATACAGCCAATCATCGATTTCTTTTTCCAGGCGGTCATTAAACATGGGAACCGAGATAAAAAAGTACTCAGGCAGGATATTGGTGGCATCACAAATGATTTCGCCTGTTTCTGGATCTTTAACGTGAACGGTCAACCTTTCCTTGGTTTCTATTTCCCGGATAATCGTTTGCCCATGGTGGATGGCTCCCTTCCCAACCGGGAAATACAGCAGGGAGATATGGAAGACTTTGGCAATTTTCATATAGTCCATCCGTTCCCCCAGATGATCGACGATCAGGCGGGAGGTATTAAAGCAAGCCTTATGGATGAACGACTCTTTAACCTGGCGCTCAATTTCGATGATGTATTTTTGGTGCTCCTCATCCTCCACAATTAAGTCCGCCAGGCTTCGTTTGCTCTTTTTGTCTTCCTTATTGCTTTCCGTATCCAGCAAACCAATGATTTTGACGTTTCCATAGCCGCTGCATTTCAGAAGGGCAGAAATAAATCCCTCAACGATTTCATAATCGCCCTTATCTTTGAGAAGGTACTTAATTGCGTAGTCAAAGCTAATCAGGGGTTTGTCGGCCATTTTCCATTCCTTTCTGACTTATGATTTTTTTGAGAGCTTCTTCTTATAGGGTAAACATATCATAGAATAAGCTTTATGTGGGAATTTTGTATCCTATAGCCGTTGGTTTCGCTGTTCCCGTGCGAGAGAGCCAAGCAGAAAAACAAAACATAAATATGTCCGTACAACAGGGCTATTTGCCGGGAACCTCAAACCGCTTAATTTCAATGGTAGGCATCTCATCTTCTGTCCCATCCTTACGGTATTTCGGGTTGTGCGCCTTCACGTAATCCAGCAGTATTTTATCGTTAAACTTCCGGCTTTTCTTGACAATTTCTCCATGCTCCTCGATAGCTTCCTCAAACCCGTTCATGGAACGGTTGCACAACAGTTGTTCGGCTTTTCTGGCAATTAAGATGTGCTGCTGCTCGACCAAGTTACGCAAGATTCCGTCAGCCTTTAAAAGCTCGCTGACATCCAACCACTCGTACCCCAGGAGGTCTGCTGCCAGCATATCACCGCCTTGCTTAACGATTTCATTGAGAAAAACAACAATATTCCGTTTATTCCCAAAAAAGTCCAGCGTTTGGGGAGTAACGCCATCTACATAGGGGTAAGTTAGCCTCTTGATCTTCTTTTTATCCATCTCTATTCCCCTAAATTGCCGTTTAAAATTATTAAAAAAAGGATGGCTCGCCCTCTAAAGGGTTAATGCTCCCGATTTTTGCGCCGCTTTTTCCCCCCTCTACCCCCTAAAAAGCCACATACCCCCCCTCCATTTTGGGCGCGAAATCGCTTTTACCGTTATCTATTTGTTAGTGGATTTATCTTAAAAAATATTAAGATAATGATTTAATTATATATTTTTAGTAAGGACGCCTGATAGTCAATCACCATTTCTTTTGGATGTCAGATTTATGGTATCATAATACCACGTTATTTGCTGGCGTCCCATCAAAATTACAATTAACGAACCATTCTTAAAGAGTCTCACGTTTTGGGGGGTGAATTTTGGAATCACCGCTTTTAATCTAAAGGGCATTTGCATTTGAAATATAAAATGTAATTTGTTTGCCGCAGAATTGCTAGGATCAGGAGGTTTTTTTTATCAAACACAAAAAAATATCTTGACTGCGCTTTAAGCTGCATACTACGGTCTACACCAGCCTGGCTAATAGTTAGCAAGGCGTGGAATCCAAGCGGCTCTAACCGCCTGAATCCCACTAACCAGACAAACTAAGATGGAGTTTATCGTGGCTACAAAACACATAGCCCAAGCCGGGCATCATTTCAAGTTCTTACAAACGGAAAACACAAAATATGAAACGGCCTATAAGCGTTGCATGGACGATCCTTCAGTTAGCTATCTTTTTAAGGAAGTCCTTGAAAAATATGATAGCCACGATCCCGTGAATGCTTTAAATGACGCTGAAATGTTAGTTGCTGCCATGAGGTTAAAGCTTGGGTGCCCAGCACCAGGCCACAGAAAAAACTTTTAAGGTAGCGTGTGTCATAAGACAAATAAATTATGTATGGGTATTTTTAGTTGTATAAACAAAAGGAGGTTAATATGAGAAATAACATAATCAACAGAGTATATAGTATAGTAAACAAGAAAAATATTTATAACAGAAAAAATCATTTTACATACGGTTGGGCAGATAATCCATTAAGCGTTTTAGAATATTTTCATGAACAAAAATCGCTGCCCTTAAGCAAGCGATGTATTGAAAATGGCGACTACGTTGTTTTGTTTCATGATAGGGATAGCGGGGCATTTGGTCATGCTATATGGGGTGATGACCCATCATACAAACAACGCACTTATAGAATGGAATAGTTAATTTTTAATTAGATTAAGTAGACCTACTGCGTATGTCTTTTTTTGTGAATTTGAGTCCTTGGTTTCTGCGGGTTTCAGACGCGACATTTTTGCTTACGTAGGAGGTCTAATATGGAAAACTCGATATTTATTGAAAGTAATAATTTTGTAAGTGATTAAAGTTTCATTTCCCATAAAAGGCGGAAATTATATGGGTTTAGTCGTCACTTGTCAGGAAAGGTTTTAGAATTGAGTCCACGACCCGCCAACTAACCCAACAATAGAGAATTTGGATATTAAAATATTTCATCACCCTTGCACAACTCTCCAAACCTCTTGACGTTGTATACCCTTAATTTTACCGCCTTGTGGTAAACGGATCAGCCATCGGTGATCTTCCAGGATGCGGACGATTTTATGGGCTGTGCTTTTATCTTTAATTGCATGGATGGATTTTTGGTAAATATCTGGTAAGGAAATGATAGGATAGTCCCATTTGACATGAAGCCAGGACAATAATTTTACCGCCAATTGCAAATCTGGCGGGATTTGGCATCCGCCTGTCAAGCGTAACGCTTCTGAGGCATAGTACGTGGCTAATGTTATTCCCTGTTCGAGAGTGTTGTGGTCAATCTCCGTTGCTTGGATATTTTCCGCAAGGCTTAGAACGCCCGCCATCCTTGCCGCATGTTCAGGGAGTTTGTTGGCCAAGCCCCTTATTGGTTCCAGTTCACCACCTTCAACCATCGACCTTTCAACATCATCATGGAACCTGATCCAGGTTTTTGCCGCTGTTTGTGTAAACGCTAGGCAAGGAAGGTCCAGTTCATTTTGTTTCCCTTGGGCTAATGGCATCGGCAATTCTAAAATGTCCCTGAAATGGTTCGTATAATTGGCAAGAATCTGGTCTGTTTCAAAAGGCGCTTGTTGGTACAGCCGTGTTCCAGCAGCAGAGGCAGGAGCGATTATTAGTACCCGCGATAAAAAACCCTGGTTCTTTAAAAGAGGGTCTGACAAAATTTTTTGAGCAATGTAGGGTTGTATCATCAAGTGCATGGAGACACGGCGTCCAGATATGATACTGACCCCATCTCCTCCCCGAACACGTTTGATGGGCATACCATCCCAAATTTGAGAGAGGGTGGATACGGTGTTGAGTTTATTGTCTTCTGACATGCTATAGCCCCCAATAAATCGACCGCCTTCCGTCGAAAAGACGCCCATGCGGGGTTGTGCTTTTGGAAATAGCTTACACAAACCTTCAACGGTGGGTTCCTCACAAATGAGCATTGGCAGCAGAGGTTCACGCGGAGCGGATCCCAAGGCATTCAGGGCAGATTTACGGTCTTGGCAGTTAGCGTTATATTTTTTATCAAACAAAATTCTCTGCCGCTCTTGATCCCATACGTCTTGTTCGTTTTTCCATTGATCATATTCACCTTGGTATTGATGACTCAGGGTTCTCTCATAATCCTTAATGAACTGGACAGCTTCTGCGTCGGCTGAACTTTTCCGCTCGCCAGTCTCCGCAATGGACAGAAAAAAATTGGATAAAGGCCGTTTTTGTCCGAAAGGAAGGGTCACATCAGAGCGGGATTGCATAATAAGCGAGACAGCGGCCAGGACGCTTTGAGCGCAAATAGCTTCGGGAGTTCGGGTTTTTTGGTGAATAGCCTTAACTACTTTGGCAAGGTAGGCACCTAATGCGTAAACAGGATAGGGAATAGGAGAACTATGGGCAGGTTGCAAGGGTTGAGGGGGTTCGACCTTGAATTCTTCCGCTAAGGCCAGAATGTCTTTGATTTGGGTTTGGGTCATGGGCAGCTTCCTGTAATATATCGTTAAAATCTTTTGTTGAAGGAGGAACGGCAATCTTAACAAGACGCCCTTCATCAGCCCACTTCCTTGCGCTTAAATACGCAGCCTTCATCCCTGCTTCATCGGGATCGGCTGCAATGATGATGGTTTGCGCCAAAGGGGGAGGAGGCAGGATCAAATGGGGCATGTTGGTTGCGGAAAGGGCAGCCCACACGCTAATGTCAGGAGGAGCCGCTACAGCGACGCTAAGGGCTGTTTCGATTCCCTCGCCAATGATCAGCGTTTCGTGGATATGGCGGAGAGGTATGCTGCCGCCCCGTAGTTTTCCCAGCATCATTTTATTGGGTTGAACAGGGGCTTTACCTGAACCATCGTGTTTAAGGTAAGTACGATGCAGTCCAATGAGACGGTCTGGCCAACAGATGATAGAACCAACCATACATGGCCACCGGGTTTGGGTGAGCGCATGAAAGTGATTGGGAAGATAGCGAAGGGTGGATGGAATCGTCCCTGTTAGCCCACGGAAATGTAAATACCGTTCCACTGTCGTATTCTCAGTGGGTTTAGCTGATTCCCATAACTTTAAAATGAAAGAATGGTCCACAGAGGGTAAGGGATGTTTACCATCAGAGCGAACTTTAGATAACTTTAGACGAGCTTTAGATGCTGAAGGTTGGCAGAAATAAACATCTTTTGATGGTTTAGGTGGTTTAGATGGTCGGTAAGTGGAATTATTAAGTAACCGTTTGTTATACAGTTCCTGGAGAATTTGATCAAAAGGACATCCTGCATAACAATGCAACAACAATTGGCCGCTTTGCCCTAATGCAATGGAAAGGCTTGGTGTCCGGTCATCATGGGCAGGACACAGACATGTCCAACCTTGGCCGTATGGATGGGCTTTTCCAAGTATTCGGGCTATCTGGGCTATATCTTTAAATGTTAAGCCCGTCATGCAATGCCTTTCAGTCCATTTCCGACTTGATTGACTGCCTCAAGAAGAGGATCGCCTACCAAATGGGCGTACCTTTGTGTTGTTTGTATGCTTTTATGCCCTAACAGCTTTGAAAGGTAATACAGATCTACCTTTTGTTTAATGGCCATCGAAGCAAAGGTATGCCTGAGATCGTGGATCCGCACATCGGGCAAGTTGGCTTTTTCCCGGATACGGCACCACGCCTTCCTTAAGTTGACAAGGTGCGCTTGCTCTTTCTTTCCGCTTATAACATAAGGGTTTCTCTCTTCCCGATGGCATGCTTTTAAAAGCTCCAGGGCTTCCGCCGAAAGGTAAACAACCCTGGATCCTGTTTTGCTGTCTGATAAGTTCAGGCATTGCCGTTCAAAATCCACTTCTTTCCATTGAAGGGTTAAGATTTCACCAAGGCGGCATCCGGTAAGGATCAAAAGGCGGATAGCCAGAACTGCAGAAGGTATCGAGCCACCTTTTTGTTCTTCTTCAGATAATACAGCGGCTAAACGTTCGAGTTCTTCCGAACTTAAAAAGTATTCCCGCTTGTTTTCCCGGTTTTTAGGAATATGGCGACAGGGGTTGGAACCATCAGGACGGTACCCCCATAACTCAGCCAGGTTAAGGGCTTTTGACAAAAGGCTTAAGACGCGGTTGGCTGTAGTAGGCATATCCTTCAAAGAAGAATGAAGCCCCAACACCTCTTCGCGCGTTAAAGAAGCGACCTTAACATTTCCTATTGAGGGCAATATCTGGTTTTTCCATAACAGGCCGTCACTTTTTTGGCTAGATGGTTTTTTACGGGGCGCATGTTCGGCCATATACCGCGCAGCTAATTCCTTAATTGTTGGATCCATTGTCTTTGACGCATTTTTTTTATTTGCTGAAGGTTCCTTGCCGTGGGTCAGGCTATTGAGCCATTTGCGGGCAACCCCACGCGCCTCTTCGCACGTTATAACGGGATGGTTGCCAATCTTTTTCCAGCGTTGGATACGGCTGCGATCTCGGTAGACCAAAAAATAACACCGCTTTCCTTTAGGCGTAACCTTTGCCATAAACCCTGTGAGTTCGTTATCCCACAATAAGGTATCCTTGTGGCCGGGTTTAGTTGACTCTATCAGCCTTTTATTGAGCTTGGGCATGTTCCTCTCCTTGTAAATTTGTTGTCGAAAAAGCACTAACAAATAACAATTAGAGGAGTCAAGTCAAAACCCATATCCAGGCTTATGGATTTTTTCAGGATGGATGATTATCTAGGGAAACAAACGAATTCAGGCTTATGGGTTATCTGTAAAAAAATTGCCATTTTTGGGACAGTGGATTTGTAATCAGTAGGCCGCGGGTTCGACTCCTGCAGCCGGCACCATAGTTTCTGCGGGTTTTCTGCTAAGGACCCTCTGCTCTATAAAAAAATGTCACCATATTGTCACCAAACAGGGCAGCTTAGTAAGCCTTCTCAAAAAATTTTTTTTAAAACAATTTGATTTTAGAGGCATGTAAGAGTAGCGTACTTTTTAAACAGGGCGGGTTGCTTTATAAGGCCCTTATAGTTTAGTTCGTTCGGTCAACGTGCCACAAGCCGTAAGGGCACTTTTAACGCAAAAAGGTTAAGGAATTGTTAACCGTTTGTTAGCCTGTCGGATCTTCTTTAAGGTCCTGTTCTGCGTTAGCACGGGCCTGTCCGCTTTTCCCGTTTAGTGGTGAGTAACAATAAGATGTGCGCTGAGGGGGTCGTTTACGGTAAAGACCGTATCATGCAGCGTTAGTGAACCATAGGTATTGACCTGGCCGTTAACCGTTGTCGATTGAAATGTTAAGGTTGTATCTGTAACGCCACCTGTGGTGCTTTGCGTAACTTTAATGCCCCCTTCTCCTCCCAGTGTCACAGCGTTGTCTTGCAAGATCTGGAGATTCTGCGCACTGCTGTTGGAGTCGCGCAACCCCAGGTTTGTGAACAAGGCGCTGCTCATATGAAGGACAAGATAGCCGTCCATATCAATAATAGAAG